AAAAGCCTTAATAGCTAAATTAAAAGTTTCGACCCCTATCACTTTCTCTATCTCCTTTTGTGCAGATATAATGTGAGGCTTCATATAGATATACTTGGTATCTCTATCCAGAAACGGAAGAAACTCGTCTATATAAGTTGGGAATTCTGAGGCTTTAAATATAAGTTTCATATTATATAGTTTCTTTTAGTCTGTCACCAGAGTGAATTTCCTCCTCTGCCTTGGCTGCCATATGGTAAAAACCTACACAAACTTTCTTATTTGGAAAATTAGCTTTAAGGGCATAGTTTAAGGGCTTGGTTATAATCTTTTCAGGTATGGAAATACCAGTAGCTAAGTAATTTTTAAGAGCGTATAGTTGCTCTGATCCAGAGTTACTCCTTGCAGATTCATTAATGTTACCAAGAGCACCATTTAATCCTATACCAGCAGATACGGCCCTGTCTGCTCTATCTGATATTTTAATTTGACTATCAATAAATTCTTTAATATTTTGCTCTATAACATTTATTTTCCATCCTGTTTCTGTGAGATTAATGCCATCGACTTCCATTACAGACTCCGTATGAAGAAACTTACCAACATTTTTATCTCCAGCTAAAACTTTACCAATTTTCCTAAAAAACTCTTGCTTCCATTTTGTAAAATATTCCTCTTTAAAAGTCCTTTTTTCTTCCACATATTGTTCCTTCATTTGCTCTTTCTTATTCGCCCAAAATGCACCAGGACTTTCTATATGATATTTAATGTTAAGAGAATTATCTGAAAATGCTTTCAGTAAAAAGGGTATAGCAGTAGCACGACGTATCCATTCTAATGATCCATAGATGTCCGGTACTGTGTAGTAGTCTTGGCAAAAAGAATACATAGATGAATAGTAGGCAGATATTCTATGAGCAAATGGATTTTTAAAATCAAACAACCTGTAAGCTTGATAGTTCTTAACTGAGTTAATATGATGGAAACCCCAATCTGTTACTACGCAATGGGTGGCGTCTAACTCATTAATGTTGGTATCTACAACGGCAAGGCGAGATCTATCTGCCTTGCAATGCTCAAGCTTAAGAAATTTAGGCCTTCCTATCCTTCCTCCTCTACCTTGGATGAACTTAGTAAAGCCGCTCTCTATGTGGTTATAATCTACGATCTGCTTCATGAGATAAGACTCGTAATCCCATGACTCAAGCCACTGCTTTACTTCTTCATCTTCTGTCCATTCTCTTACATATACGCCCTTTACTACTTTGTCTACATAAAGTTGTGGCCCCTGCCCATAGACAAGATCTCTCTTCTTGGCAAGTAGTCCAGGGGCTGTTGGGTTGTTAGCAATAATGTTCTTAATCTGGGTAGGTAGATCATTATAGTCACCATACGGAAAGATCCTGTAGCCACCTATGTGTGCCCTTCTATCCCAATTCAACGACTCAGTCTTAGGTCGCTGGTCTTTAAACTCCCTTGGATTAGTTTCTGAAATAGCGTAGCTAAAAGCTACGTCATCACACTCTACCGTACCTGCATAACCACCTTCGCTGGTATTTATATTAAACATATTTTGTTGAATTTTAAAAGTAATGGCAAGTAGAACTGTCGCTCTTCACCTGTGTCTACGTCTTTATACGCAATGAGCATATCACTCTTATTAGACTGGTCCTTCTTGTAGCCCTTTCTAAGTAAAACTTTATCGACAACCTTAGTTCCTTTGGATGTGCCTGTAGTCTGGTTGTAAGATTGGTAAGTAATTGAGAAGGGTATGCCTGCGTGAGACATCTCTCTCATTTGCTTCACTGCTACTTTAGCCCTGTTGATACTCATTGGTTAGAAGTTTCTACAAGTATAGAGTAGAGTGCTGGTTAAGGGTGTGACAAGTGAGCTAATGACCCTGTTTATATAGGTTGGTTGGGCGCGTTGGCGGAGTGGCGCGCCATATTTCTAAGCCCAGTGGGGGCGGCGCACTCGCTTTTTAGGGATTGAGCGGGGTGGGGTCTCGAGAACTTAACCCTAAAACATTTCCAATGTTTTAGGGTTAAGTATTTGATAAACAGTAATTTAACAAATTTAGGTTTTAGTTACTTAGGGTAAACACAGAGGTTTTTTAATGAAACATGCAAATGTTAACTAACTGTTAAATTCTCTATTATATTAGAATATAGAGAGGTAAAAATTAGTCTAATACACTGATAATCAGTATCTTTATAGAAAGAAAAACACACTGCGACAACAGTGTGTTTAGGTAACCTTTAAAAAATTGAACTATGCAAAAGTCAAATCTTTCACGCAAAGATACCCCAAACACTCTGAAAGACAGGGTACAAAAAATACTAAAATTGAGTGGTTTTGAACATTGTTTTTCTGAGTCTGATTTTATTTGTTTTTCTCAGCAAACAAAAGGCAACTTTTCCCAAGCCTTTGACATCTCCCAGATGTTTATAAAAGAAAATCAAAACACTATTAACGACTATACCTCTATTTATGAAAACTAGAGAAAACGAAAAGAACCTAAAAAGTGAGCTAAGCGAAATACAAGAAATTTCAATAAGCTACAAGCCTAGAAATATTATAGGGAACAAAATTGGATCTTCTTTTGATGTTGAAAAAATATTGCGACTATTCTTTGAGGATGAAATGGATTACAGAGAGAATTTTTTTGTTGCTATACTCAATAATCAAAATGAAATTTTGGGAGTGAAAAGAATTTCAACCGGTGGCATGACAAGCACCATAGTAGATATTCGATTAATTTTCCAGACTGCAATTTTAGGACATGCCACCAGCATAATTGTAGCGCACAATCACCCAAGCGGAACACTCAAACCGAGTGAAGCAGACAAAAAAATAACCAATAAAATTAAGACTGCTGGGAGTTACTTGGACATAAAACTTTTGGACCATTTAATTTTTAGCCGTGAAGGTTATTTCAGTTTTGCAGATGAAGGAATATTATAAAATTAAATCGGGGCCACAATTAAGGCCCCTTTTTTTATTCAAAAAATTTCGGGCTTACGCCCGATGGTAGATGCTTATCTTCAAGTTCATTCAAGCATGAACTTGAAGATAAGCAATGTTATAAAAATCTAAAAAGCTATTTTAGTAATTATAGTTTATTTTTATGACAACATATAGTATGAATTAAAGCGTACATTAAAATAGGATTAATGCTAATTTGAGTACGAAGATAAGATTACAAGAAAATTTAATTAAATTTGAAATTTAGGAGTATTTAAATCGATTTTATGAATAATAATTATGACTGGCTAGTAAAAAAAACACCCCGTTCTGTTGACCAATTAAAACTATGGCCAGAAAATCCACGTTTAAATCCAGAAGAAACACATTTGAAGCTAGAGGAATATGCAGAAGATTTGACTGTGGACAATGCAGAAAAAAACGATTTTTTTGCACTTGTAAATTCAATAGTTGCAGATGGTTTTGTTCCAGCCGACCCAGTTGTAGTTTGGAAAAACGAAAAGGACGATAAATATTACGTTGCAGAAGGGAATCGACGTGTCATAGCTTTGAAATTACTTCGTGAACCAAAGAGAGCGCCAAAATCAATAAGAAGTTTCATCCGCAAAGCTTCTTCACAAATAGACATTGCAACAATTGAAAAAATACCCGTAAATGTTGCACCGTCTTTTGAAGATGCAGAATGGTACATTAATCAAAGAAACAGTTCATCAACACTGCAAAGAAAATGGTCGAGAGTTCAACAGCAAAGGTGGATAGTTACTCTTTATCAAAAACACAATGGAGACCTTGATAGAATTTTGTCGATTACAAAATTAACTAAAAGTGAACTCGAAGGAATAATAAGAACTTTAAAAATTAAAGATTTTGTAAAATTAGATATAGTAAAAGAAAATCTGTCTAATGAAGAATTTGAATTGGCTAATTCCTACCGTTTTCCTATAACAGTTTTAGAAAGGTTTTTCAGTTTCGCAGACGTTAAAGAAAAATGGGGTTTAGAATATGGAGGACTTAATGTTAACATAACTTCAAATAAAGATAGCTTTTACGCTGCTTTCACACAATTAATAAAAAGGATAATTAACAAAGAAGACGATAAAATAAATACAAGACTTAAAAAAGAAGATTTAAAAGAAGTGCTTGCTTCATTACCTTCAGTAATTTTTGACTCAAATGAAGTTAATGATGATGCAGGACAAGGAGAAGAAGAAGGGGAAAAGGAAGAAAAAACAAACGATAGTCAAGAATCCAAAAATAGTTTGGACACAAGTGGTGGTTCTTTGGAAGAGGAAAATGAGGGCATAAGTGAAGAGGAAACACAGCCTGATCAACCAAATGACTTAATAAATCACTTAAAAGGTAATCCAGACCGCACAAAAATGGTTTTAGATATTTATATATTGAATACAGATAGTTATAGACTTTCAGGCCTTTTTAATGAATTTAAAAAAATATCATTAAGTTATAAAAATACTGTATCCTCTTCTTTAAGAGTTTTTGTTGACTTAACAGTTTTTAAATATATCGAAACGGAAGGTATTGAAGATGATTTAAAGCGACAGTATCAAGACAGCTTAAGAAATATTTCACTAAAAAAACGTTTGGAATATATCAAAACTAACAAGTTGTCTGGAAAAACTAAAAATATCGTTAGTAGATTACTAGATCCTAGTACCCAATATTCATTAGATGTTTTGAATGGATATATTCATAGTCCAGATTCGCATAATTTAAACAAACAATTTTTAAATGGATTCTGGGACTCCTTATTTCCACTATTTCAAGAATTATTAGATATTAAAGAAATATAATGTATTATTCACCACTTAGATATCCAGGAGGTAAAAATAAACTATCTGCATTCATCGCAAAAATCTGCATTGATAACAACATCAATGGACACTATGTCGAGCCTTATTCTGGCGGTGCTTCTGTTGCGCTATTTTTATTAATAGAAGGATTTGTTAAAAACATTACAATAAATGACAAAGACCGTTCAATCTATGCTTTCTGGCATTCAGTTTTAAATAATACCGAACAACTTTGCGAAAAGATTGAAAAAGTAGAATTAAATGTTCAAGAATGGAAGAAGCAACGTGCAATTCAAGCAAACAAAAAAAATGCTAATTTACTTGATTTAGGCTTCTCAACTTTTTTTATGAATAGAACCAATCGTTCAGGAATAATTAATGCAGGTGTAATGGGTGGAAAAGAACAGGACGGGAATTATTTAATGGATTGTAGATTTAACAAATCAGACCTTGTAGAAAGAGTAAGGATAATTGCAAAACACAAAAAAAATATCCGACTTTATAAAAAAGATGCTATAAAATTAATCGATAAAATTCAACAAGAAGCAGTAAACGAAAATATTATATTCTATTTTGACCCACCATATTATCTAAAGGCAAGTTCATTATATATGAATCATTATGAAGATAATAATCATAAAAATGTAAGTAATAAAATAAAATCTATTGAAAATATCAAGTGGATAGTGTCATATGATAATGTTCCTGAAATTCAAAAACTATATGCTGAATGTCCAAAAAAAGAATTTTCTTTTAAACATACTGCCTATGAAATAAGAGAAGGAAAAGAAATAATATTTTTGAGTCAAAATATTCAACAACCTAAAATTGAAGATTGGAATCCATTAAGATTTAAACTAATAAGGGGGAAAAATACCACTAACATTGTATACAAGTGATAGAAATTTAATTACCTATAGAAGAGATAAATAATAAAACAAAAACAAGTCCAAAACTGAAAATTAAGTACATTTTGTCCCTTACTATTCTTATAAATCAAACATTAGCCCCCTATTTCAAAAAACTTCACACTCTAAACTTCCAAATGAAGCTCGAGGTCCAAAGCATTTGCCAATAGAATAGAATGGTGAAGAGAAAACAAACCTTTGCCGCTCAAATTCCTGTAAAAGGTAGATTGTTTCATCCCTATTATCTTAGGTAGTTCTATAAGTGAGATCCTTTTTTTCGCAGCTGTGTTTTTTATCTCTTCTAGAAATTGATCGTTTGTTTTAAGTTTCATTTGGCTAATTGTATAAAACCAAATATAGTTAATTATTACAACATATTAGAATTAATACTAATAAACCTCTGGATCACTAGTGTGGTAAATACTCCGACCATTGCTAATCTTCACCCAGTTTTTTCTATAAAGTAAGTATTTAAACGCATCAGAATAGTTGGTCGAATACATGGGCAGCTGCTTAAGAGGTAACTTTTCGCTAGACTTGTCCTTCTTGATCACCGTTTGACCCTTGGCGTTTTTGGTGACTTTTGTTTTGGCAAGCTCGAGAGAAGATTTCAAATTTGGACATTGCAAAGCATCGATCATAAGCTCCGGTAATTTTGGATAATAATTACCCATGAGCTTTTTGGCAAATAAGTATTCTTCTTCCTGGAGAATGTTCGCCTGATTTTTGGAATTAAGAACCACTGTCCATCCTGTTTTGGCACCTTCGTAATTCTCTATATGGTCCTTGATCTCATTCGCAAAATCTCGCTTAATCATCTGGTATTGATTTCCTGCCCGGTCATACCATAAATACAAAACTTTGTTTTTGTGGTACTTAAAGAAATCTATAAACTTCTTGGCCAACTCCTTGCTAGATTCTGGGGCAAGGGTGTGAAACTCCTTAAATATTCTATAAAGGCTATCATTTCCCTGGCCCATTACCAAACTGGTCTGGTTTCCAAAATCCATACCTCCTTCTATAGGTCCTTTATGATTTAGGTATCTAAGCGCTAAAGAAGAAGCTTCAAATTTTTCTGTAAGTTTTTTACTCTCGTAAAATTGATTATTTACACCATCATAATAAAAATGATCTTCATTCAGATTGATATAAAAACGCTCTCCTTTTTCAATATTAGGCTTAAAGGATAATATACTGGCCTTGGCTTCTTCTTGTCCTAGATCCTTAAGAGAGTTTATAAAATAATCTGCCCCCAAAATAGTTGCATTGGCCAAAGAAGAACTTATATGAAAAAAAGTAAGACCCTTTCTTACTCTATTGTGCCGCCCCATCCATCTTACAAGGTTTTTATCTAGTTTCTTTACCCTATCATGATGGCCTTTGTCGTGAGCTTCTTTCATTTCTATACGTATCTCATTTATAACGATACCCGCTTCTAAGGCATATAAGAATTTATCTTGGTCCATTTCTTTAGCCCCTTTCAATATCCAATCTTGATCGCCCATGGTGACATTGGGCATATCTGTAGTAAATGTGGTGCCAAGGTAAAAAGGAGATTTGGAGGCTTCTGGAAAACCCCGTAATGCAGGCATTAATTTGTTGAGCTTTTTGGATTTTAAATATTTTGCTTCATCACCAAATACATGCTGGTAAGAATCCCCCGCAACAGAAGAAACCTGATCTAAGGAGCCAAGCTTTATTAAATTTCCTAAATAGGTGGATATGGTATGCTTAAATTTAAGAACGGGCTTGTAGTTTTTTTGAAAGTGATCTGGAGGTGAAACATCGGTGACATAATGAACCCCCTCAATCCAGCCTTTCCTGTTAAAACCTTCCAGAATAGAAGGCACAACATTTTCTAAAGCATTTGTATAAGTATCACTCACTATTGCAAAGCGAGCTCTCGGCATTTCGTAGCAAACATCCATAATTCTATCGGCTAGAATATCTGTAGTTTTGGAAGTACCACGGCCAGCTACAATCTTTAGGTGTTGTGGCTTGGATAGATCTATAACTTGTTTTATTACGGTGGCGTAACGCTTTTCTGTATTACTTTTCTTGTAACCTTGGGTTTTCATGGTCTGGTTTAAATAATTTGAAAGGCAATAAATCTGCTTCCTCTCGTAGAGAATTGCGTTCTTTTTCGCTCAATTCTGGATATTCATCTATAAATCTTGCCAGCTTGTACCTGTCTGGTTTTGGTAAGCCTAAGAATTCTGCATCTACAGAATACATTTTGAAGGGTTTGGCCAAAAGTTCTTCGGGAAACTCCATGGCATCTTCTTTATTTATTTCGAGTATTTCTGCGATGTCTTTTATTTTACCTAAAGCCATAACAACATCCTTAGAGCTTTCTGCAAGCTTCAGGGCGAGTGTTATTCCATTTTCTAGCTTTTCTGCTAATCTATTCTTGTGAGCTTGTTTGCTGACTTGTCGTTCTGCATAGAAATACTCGGTCATCATATCGTACCACTTGTTGGCTAAATAGTAGGAATAACCATCTACTTTTTCCAAATGCTTTATAATGTGATCTCTACTTTGCCACCTCAAATACATGCCATGTATTTTCTCTAGCTTAGAAAGTGTTTCCACGACCTCACTAGGAGCGTCCTTACGGCTTCCATTGTGAATAAAGTCCTGTATGTCTTCTAGAGTGATATCTTCAATCTTCATGGCCAAATAGTATGTCGTTCTTTAAATTTTCTACCCTTTGCACTCTTGCTATTTTCTTAAATTCTTGTGCTGCAGTAATATTTCCACTTTTGGCATGGGTAAGAAGTCCTTCAGCAATAAGAAATTCTGCCTCGAGCAAACCTTTATCGTAATGATGCCTTACTAGGGAAGAATTTATTTTCCACTCTTTTATAAAATGGGTCTCGTTGACACCCAGATACTTTGCTATGCTTCTTGGGGCATAGTTTGCAGCTGCTAATGTTTCAATTTCGCTGTATTGCTCCTCCGATAGCCTTAGCTCTGATTTTAACATCGGTAAAAATCTTTCTTCTGAATTCATAAGTTTCTTTTGAATTATAAAATAGGTACTGCTCGTAGTGGGCATTTTCACTATGATTTCCAGACCCTTCAATACCAAAATAAGCATCTTGCGTCTTAATAAGTGTGACTTTGGCGTGGGACCAGGAGTAGTTGACAATAAAATTTGCTCTACTACTTACCTGAGCTGCTAGGAGCTCCATAGTGGTAGGATTTCTTTTGATAAGAGAATCTGAAATCATTAAAGTGATTTGGTCACAGAAGCCCTTATCGTAAAGCTCTATTAATGCATCTATCACCCTTCTACTTATAGAATAGGTACAGATATATAGGTGCTGGATATTATGATTTTGAGCTATAAAGGGGATAAAAGTGGAGGCATTAAAAGAGTTGTCTGTTTGCAAAAAAAAGAACTCTTCTACAGTAGGAAGCCTTTTGAGATCTTTGTCCAGATGGGCTATTTTTTCAAAATGCTTATTGATGTATTTCGATTTAAATACAGAAGACATCTCATCTTTCGCCTCTTCTTTTGGCAGTTGCTGCAAATCAAAGAATCTGTTTTTCATTGAGCTTAGTTTTTAGAAGTTGGCGTTTAGTCTCTTTTAATTTTAAGTTTCTAAGAGCCTCTTCATCTAGAGGATCTACTTTTAGTTTAGTCCTTAACCTAGAGATTTGAGAACTCATATTTTTGTAGAGCTTCAGGGCGTCTAGATCACACATATTAGTAATGCCAGCCCTAAGGTTTTCATCGTCAAAAATAGAATGCTTACCCAATATCTCCCCTTTCTCCTGGTAATGCAAAAGCTCATTAAATGCTAATTGATTTTCTTGATACGCCAAGACTATACTTTGGGCAATTTTAAAAGAATCCTCTGGGCTCAAAGATTTATTTTCTAGATCTAGAACAAGTTTTTTTCTATTCTCATTTACAAATATAAAAGCCGAAATCATATCCGAGGTCAAAATCTTGAGCTTGTCCGGAACGTTCGGCTTATTAAGAAATGGAAATAGCTCTCTTATGCTTCGTTGGCCAAGCTTTTTTTTTGCTCAGTCAAAAATGCTTTAAGCGTTTCTGCCCTTTTGTTTGGAAAATCGATATTAAGCTCGTTGGCTAAACCAAAAGCAAGTTTTTTAATATCGTTGTATTCTGCATTTTCGATATCGATAACTTTAAGCTGTTGATTGTACTCCTCAAGTTGTAACTTGTCTTCCTCTTCTTCTTTATCCGCCTTAGTTTCTTCTACTTCTTTTTCTTCTGAATTGGAATCGTCTTGACTTGGAGCAGGAGCTTTTTTAGCCGGTGTTTTTTCAAACGCATTCAGATCTGCCAGTGATATGCTGTAAGCTTTTTTGACATCGTAGACGATAGCTTTTAAGTTCTTGTCTGAGTAGCCCACTCTATTGTAATGCGCGGTAAGTGCAAAGTTTTTCACTGGGGCTTGATTGAGCGCCATAAGCAACGTGGAGAACTTTTGTCTCTTGTCTTGTTTTTCATCCCTTAGGATACTTACTACTTTTTTCTTTTCCATAACATAAGGCTTATTAATAATATTAGTGATTAGATCTCAAAGATGCCCATAAGTAAGACTGTAAGGTGTGACAACCAAAAAAGCCACTACAGAATGTGTAGTGGCTTTTATAAAGTTTACTTTGTTTCTATGAACGCGAACGCTCAATTAAGAACGTATCTGTTCCTGCGATAAACACCTCGAAGGTGATTCTAGCATTGTCCAGACCGATAAAGCTCGTTCCATCTTTAAGAAGAAACTTAGCGTCTGTTCCTGCAGCATCAGAAATAACTGCTGGATCTGCACCACCGCCACCTATAACGCTTACAAAGGTTCCAGAAGTAAGATCGAAATCTGTAATACCTACAGATTCACCAGATGAAGAGCTTGGTAGTTTTACCAGGGCACCATTGGCGATTAAGAATTCTAGATCTACAGCTGCAGCTTCAAAAACATTAGCAACAGGATCTGGTCCAGCAAATAACCCAGGCATAAGATTATCGTTACTCATGTTGGAGAATGTGAGTTCGTAATGAGTGGTGTCGTTGTCCATAATAAGATTAGCTCTCATCTTAATTGGCGCAAGTAAAGAACCAATTACACTTTTTAGTGCAGAACCACCGCCAAAAAGAACAATCGCCTCGATATCCATTTGTCCACCAATAAATTCTCTTATTTCTAAACCATCCCCAGGGAATCGTGTAGAAAGTGTTTTTTGAATGCTCGCGGCATCCTCATCTCCATCAGTTTCAAAACCGAAGTTTTGAAAAGAACCTGTATTGTACATTTTAAAGGGTTCTTTTCCTTGCTTCATCTCAAATAATCCTTCTAGCAAAACCCCTAAAGCATTAGCTTGAGGTGCTGAAGCAATATCTTCAACTTTCATTATAGTAATGAAAGGCGACTTAGCAACTGGTCCTCCTGGACTAGATTTCTGTCTGTCCTTATCTATTAATTTCATTGTTTTTTGTGTGTTAAAAATTAAAAGCAAGGCGACTGGTGCCGCCTTGCCTATAAATTATTATGCTATTGTTCTAGAGAATTCTGTAAATACTCCATCAATAAGAGTCAATACCAAAGTATCACCTGGCTTAACAACCGCCTCTGTAACTACAGAAACATTTCCTGCAATATTATTTACAGTCAAGTTAGCTTCACCAGAGTTAAGCAGAGTTAATTTTTGCTGCTCTGTTCCATTTTCTATTCCTGTAAGGGTCGTTGCCTCACCATTAAAGATTTGTGTAATACCATCAAGTAGATCTACTGTAGCAGAATCGAAAGTGAAGTTTTCTGCAGGAGTATTTACTGCTTCTGTGGTTCTCTTAACTTCTCTAAGCGTAAGCCCAGCAGTAACCACCAAGGTTAATGTACCGCCAGAACTAAGATCGTAATCTGCGTTAGATGCCAAATCAAAATTTGCATTGTTTTTCACGCTAGACGTAACCCCAGATGTGTTTCCTCTTATTCTTATAGTTTGTCCTTCAAAAAGGTTGGCTTTTTCCAAAGTCGCAATGTCGGTTTCGAAACCAGGTACAATGCTTAAATTAGAATAAGTAACCTTCAATTTTCCAGACTTATCGTCATGAAAAGGAATGTAGAAATCGCTCTTGAAAGGGAAAACACCATTGGTCCATACGGTTTGCACCTTGAAGGCATCTGGATCATCATCTGTTACTTCTGTACCTAAGTGAATAAATGCACAAGCAAACTTATAGTCTGCATGGCCATAGATAATTCTCTTAAGTCTCTCAAAAGTTAATAATCCTTTTTCGTTAGGGACATCTTCCATGATTTCGATATTATCATCGAACGTAATAATGTGGACATTTGTACCATTAAGATCATGCAACGGCTCAATACGTATATTCTCGTAGTTCTCTATGGTGAGACGATCCTCTGATGTGAAATCATTTTCCACACCTCTTAATTGTCTATATCTCGTTTTGTACCATCTCTCATGATCTTTTGGCATATAGTACACAAGATTGGAAGCTTCTTTGCTTTCTTCTTTTATATTTTTTTCAATAACAAGTTGTGCGTAATCCACGATGTTTTCTGGAGTTGGTAAACCAATAGAAGGCACTTTTACTTTCTTGTCTATATAGACGCCTTTGTACAGCTGATAAAGTAAACCATTCTGGCGGTTAATAGCTCTACCGGCTACTGTAGCATCATCTGGTGTAGCAACATAAACGCCTTTTATAGCGGACATTCTATCCTCGGCCTTAGCTTTTTTCATAAGCTCTGTCACCAAAAACTGAACGAACGTCATCTTGTAAGGAGTGGATCCTTCCATGCTCATTATACCTTGTAACCAGCTTTTCTCATACTTTTGTAAATCGTCTCCTACCCATTCTAAATCGATACTAACATCAAATATTTCACGAGTTTCTGGCTGGATTCTTTGGTTGTTTTTGGCTAACCAAGGCAATTTTCTTGCTTGTGTAATCTCGTCTGAAACTATTTTACCATCACTTATTCTGTCTTTTACACCAAACCTAGTTTGCCAAAAGCTTGGAAGCTCAATCATATCTCTGTGTAGAGATTCTATAGTGCTTGGGTTTTCTCTGTAGAAAAGCTCAACATCGCCATTAAGACGTTGCAGGTTGATCTCCCCAGCTGTGCCATCCCAAGAAGTTAGACTATTGGTAAGTCCAGCTGCTCTTTGGTTCCATGGTCTGCCTGTGAATTCGTTAAGAGCTTGGCCATCACCAAAAAGATGTGTGGCAGAGTGCTTTAAATTCTTCATATCTCCATTTTTATTAAGTGGAATCACTGGATCTGGCTCAGGATCTTCTATGAGCTTGGCGATCATTATGTCTGTCCTTTTCTGGTAGGCTTTAAAATCTGAGATAAGGCCTTCCAGACTTGCATCTGTAGATGGAGTTTCTCCATTCTTGGCTTTAGGCGTATCGCCTTTACCATCTTTTGCAGATCCTTTATTCGCCATATCGCGAATTTCTTCTTCGGTATAGCCAGAAGCTTCTAAACTTGCTTTAAATTCTGCTCGAGCATCTTCTATAAGCTTTTTACTCGATTCTTCGTCTAGTACGTTCTTTGCTTCTTTGTTTATGGCTTCAACCATAGTTTTAAAGTCTTTCTCACCGAGTGCCTCGATGATCTTATCTTCTTGGTCTTTTGAGAGATCCAATTTACCCTCTTTTATGGGGGTTTTTTGAATCCCCAAAATAGCCCAGAGAAAACCAATAGTCTTGCTTAATCGCTTCATTTCAAAATATTTATTGAGGGTTAATAATTAGTTACTTCACTTATTTCGGCCAGTAAAAGAGCGCGTTCTACGGCCTTTTGCATATTGCCAATGCTGTCTATCATATTGTATTCTTCTGCCAATTCTGCCTTAAAGGTTTTGCCAGATAGAACACCAACTTCTTCTATAAGGTTAGGACGAGCTGCGCGAACATCTGCTTGAAACTTCTTGGCAGATGGGGACAAGTAATCTTCCTTAATCATATCGTACTTACCTTCTCTAGCTAATAAAAATGCTTTGTTCTTGTGTTCGCTTTCTGGTGCAAAAATCTCATGGATTTTATATCCTTTTTCTTTAAGAGCTTCGCTGTTATCGATAAAAGAAACCATTACCCCTACGCTACCTATTTCAGCTGAAATAGAATTTCTAGCCATGATGTGATCTGATACTAAGCAAGCAGCCCAATAATGTGCAGAGGCGCATAAATCTACAAGAGCCACAATAGGCTTTGTCTTTTGCGGTTGAAATTCTTGAAATGCGGAAACAGCAGAAACACTTCCTCCTGGACCATCTATATTTAAAATTATAGCTTTTACTGCAGGAAGATCCATGGCCAATTTCATCTCATTAATAAGAGAGTCTGCTCCCTTGGTACAAAGACCACTATACTTCATCATGGGACCGATAGCGGAAACTACAGCGACAACTTCTTGTCTTGTATTTTCTTCTATAACATCCATAGCACTTACAGCTTTGCCACTTTCGTTAAGGAAAGTAATACCAGCACTTTCTTGGGTAGTAGGCAATTCTATAGCGTTACGCTCTATAAGATTTACAGCTGTAGGAAGCCACAGTGAAAGAGAGTCTACATGGAAAGCCCATTCTCCTCGGGAAATTTCAAATAATGCTTTGTTAACGTCCATAATCTACATTTGTTTATCAAAAATGCGATATATGTCGGTCTAGTGGTGTGACACGTTTTTAAGCAATAAAAAAGGCTCTCGCTAGGAGAGCCTTAAACTTAAACAAAATTAAACATGAGAATTACTCAGTAAATATACTACATATGTCGCAATATTAGAACCTGATTAATGTATAAGTTAATCCAAAACAAATATATGGCGAAAAACCATCTGCGGTGTAAGCGACTCCTACTTGT